TTAACGCTTCTATAACTCATCCTAGGATTAAATCCATAGGAATGACCCGAACATATTTTATCCCTGTTCAAGTCCATTCGATTGAGGAGTATTCTGTGTAACATTAGGTTCATTACTTAATTCTGCATAGACATCAAGAATTAGTTTGGATAAGTATTCATTACTCGCCTTTCTGGGAGTAGAGAAATAACTTTTCAAACTCACTATTGGTAAGTACTCAACAGGAGCCACGTCTGGACTTTGTATATCCCAGATTGTCGATAGCGTATCGCTAAGGTCCATTCCAGTTTGATTTACAGCCCATACAATTGGGTGAAGCATTAGATTGTTACTTTGGTAGCGTTCTAATCCAAGTGCCTTTACACTATAAGGTAGCGAAGATCCTATGTAATACGTTTCTAAACTCCTATTGGAGCCTAAGATCCGATCCATAGTTTCTGTTTTTAACAGTAAGTTCTGATGACGTTTCTCGAGTATCAATTCTGATACTCTAGAACGTTCGACCAGACGAGGTGAAGTTAACCCGAATTTAAAGGGTGTTTCACAGTCCGATCTAATTCATAACATGAAGTTAAAAACGGTTCTTTCTTTTATACTGAGGAAAGGATACACATCATAGTATCGTATATCTTGTTTAATGAAATCTCTTTCATACATTATATCAACTAAATCTAGCATGAATTTCATACTATTTTTATTTAATATGTTGTATTTAATTGATGACATTTCTTCCCCCCTTAGAGAGAGCCTTTTGGTGAACTCTATCTGGGAATTCTTTGAATCTCCAATAACTGATTTTCCGAGGTTAATATTTATTTTGAAAACCTCAACTATCAGATACTGGTATTCATCAGCTACTTCTTTGTTAAAAATCACCAGATCATCGCCTAATAGCCTATAATCTTTGAAGAATTTGATTGGGTTTAACCCCTTTCTCTTTCTACATCGATAATATGCATATTGAACGATATCATGGTGTCACAGAGAGAATGATGGAAATGACGATAGTAGGCCTAATGGCTGTCCTACCGTTCATCTCAACCATTCTTTCGTGTTTTTTACATAGAAGGACCGATCCGTCATTACTGAATATCAAGCATCACCTAAAGTTTGATTTCACATCAACTCTAATCTGTATTTCTGCATGATTGCAGGAATCCGATCAGAAGCTGCTGTTAAATCAAAACAATAAGTAGGTTTGTTCAATGATTCCTTGAGTAGGGTTTTAAAACCCTTATCTTGGTCCTTTGTACAATCTGTACTTATCGCCTTTAGGGTGTTATACAGGGAATCCTGTATAACCTTTAACGATGTCTGACTTCAATAATCTGCGATGGCGAAAACCCTTGTTTTACCAGCAGGTTCGGCTGAAAAGCCCAACCTACCAGTAACCCATTTGTTCTCTCCAGTTATTGTTTCTGCCATATGTTCCATCCATTGAGTAATTCATTGTTGGCCTAGGCTTTCATTGAGTTTCTTAATAGATGAGTATAGGACAGGATCAGCAACAACAGCTTTGGCGTCAAGATGTGAACATGCTACTGCAGATCCATTAGGACCTTTAG